AGAGCGGAAATTCACAAAGTTTCTGCACTTCCTGACCGCCTGCTGCTTTTACCCCCGGCAGATTGAGATGCTGATGAAGGCCGGGATGAGCGACGTGGTCATGGATTTCGTTGAGCGGGGTGTGAAGCACGCCGCAGTCATCAATTGGGACGAGCCGAACCCCTCGAAAGCCTTCGGCTTGAGCCGACAGGACATGAAGACCTTTCTCGGCACGAACCGCGATATTCGGATTTTGGAGCTGCACAAGCGGCTGAAGGGCCGTGCTTCGCTGGCACAGTGTGCGGAGTGGATGAGGAATGGTCTGAACATTCAGAAAACCTTCTCTGCCGCAAAGAAGTGGAACCTGCCCCCGGAAAAGCTGATCCGATATCTGGACGGCTACGTGGGGTGCGCCCAGTACGGTGGCATGAGCAGCCTTGGATCGGCCTTGCGGTTCTGGGAGGACTACCTTACCGCCGCCGAGGCCATGGGCTACCAGCTCCACCGAGAGAATGTATTGCTCCCCCGGTACCTGGGGACGGCTCACGATAATGCAACTGGACAGCACCGAGCCAGACTGGAGCGGGAACGGGCGGCCCAGCGGCGGGAATGGGAGCGTCAGCAGAAGGCTGAACAGGCCGAGCGTGAGCGTCAGGCCCGTCTGGCGGAAGAGCGGTATGATGAGCGCCGCCAGAAACTGGAGAAGAAGTACGGCTTCACCATGGACGGCTATGTGATCCGGGTGCCCCTCGGTAAGGATGAAATTCTGGCTGAGGCCAGGAAACTCCAGCACTGTGTGGGAGGCTACGCAGACCGGCACATCCAAGGGAAAACGACCATCCTTTTCATGCGGAAGGTCAAAAAGCCGGACGAGCCGTGGCTGACCATTGAAATGAACGGGAACAAGCTGGTGCAGATCCACGGATTCAAAAACGAGGGTTTACATACAACCAAAGGCCGCTTTGCCCCTGATCCACGAGAGGTCTACCGGGAGTTTCTGGATACCTGGCTGGACTGGATGGAAAAGGGCAGCAGGCGTGATAAAAAGGGCAATCCCAAATTGCCCAAGAAGAAAGGAGCAGCATGAGCGAAATGGAAGTAACGGAGGGCCAGCTTCTTAGTCAGGACTTTGGGATAGGCGGCCCGCCCGCCACTGCGGAGGCACCCCTCCCTCCTGTGGACTCCGGCAAGACGCCTGACATTCTGGCGGCGGAGATCCGCACGATCAAGGACCAGACCGGCAGGATGGTGCTCAACGCCTCCATCGAGGTCGGGCGCCGGCTGACGGAGGCCAAGGCCAAGCTGCCCCACGGGAGCTGGGGCGAGTATCTGAAGAACGAGGTGGACTACTCCCCCTCCCAGGCGCAGAACCTCATGCGGGTGTTCCGGGAGTACGGGAGTGACCAGCAGAGTTTGTTTGGCGGCGAAGCAAAGTCCCAGACGTTTGGGCGTTTGACATTCTCCCAGGCGTTGAGTCTTCTGGTGATCCCGGACGAGGATGAACGGGAGAAGTTCGTGCTCGAGAATGATGTGGAGCACATGAGCGTCCGGGAGTTAAACGAGGCGCTCAAGGCGCGGGACGAAGCTGAAGAAAAGGCCGCTGCCGCCGAGGAGACAGCCCGTGGGCTCCAGCAGGAGGCCCAGCGGCTCCGGGACGCTCTGAACGAGGCCAACACCTCCGCCCAGGCCGCCGAGGAGTCCCTGGAGGCCGCTCAGAAGGAGCTGGCCGAACGGAAAGCCAAGGGACCGCAGGTCCGGGAGCTCACCCCCGAGGAGATCCAGGCCATGACCGCCGATGCGGTGGAGCGCATCAAGGCCGAGAACGCAGAGCGAATGCAGGCTCTTGAAAAGCAGCTGTCCAAGGCTGACCCCGATACGGCTACCTTCAAGGTGCTGTTCAGCAGCTGGCAGGAAACCTATTGGAAGATGATGGAGGTCCTGGAACGGATCAAGGCGGCGGACAGCACCAAGGCCGGGAAGCTGCAAGGGGCTGTCCGGGCCGCAGTTGAGGGGATGGCTTGACCGCCCCGGAGAAGAAAGCCGCCCAAACGAAGAAGAAAAGGAGCAAAGTATGTCAGTCAAAATTACGCAGTTTGAGGCTGAGAATGTCAAGCGCATCAAGGCGCTGACCCTCACACCGGCCCCCACCGGCCTGACGGTGATTGGGGGCCGCAACAACCAGGGCAAGACCTCGGGCCTGGATGCCATTGTGTGGGCGCTGGGCGGGGACCGCTACCGGCCCTCCCAGGCCCAGCGGGAGGGTTCCGTGCTGCCGCCCCGGCTGCGCCTGGAGCTGTCCAACGGGATCATCGTGGAGCGGTCGGGCAAGAACAGCGATTTGAAGGTGACGGACGCCTCCGGCCGCAAGGCGGGCCAGCAGTTGCTCAATTCCTTTGTGGAGCAGTTGGCCCTTGATATGCCCCGGTTCATGCAGTCTACCAGCAAGGAAAAGGCTACCACCCTCCTGCGCATTATCGGCCTGGAGGAACAGGTGGAAAAGCTGGAGCGGCAGGAAAAGGAGTTGTATAACCAGCGGCACGCCATCGGCCAGATCGCAGACCAGAAAGCGAAGTATGCCAAGGAGTTGCCCAGCTACCCCGAGGCCCCCGCCGAGCCGGTTTCCGCCTATGACCTCATCCAGCGCCAGCAGGACATCCTCGCCCGGAACGGCGAAAACCAGCGCAAGCGGGAGAGGGCGGCTCAGTTGGCGGCGGAAATGGATCGGGTAGGCAAAGAGCTGGCACTGCTGGAAGAACAGTATAAGACCCTGTGTGCCGATTACGAGACTGCCCAAAAGTCGGCCCTTGACCTTCAGGACGAGGCTACTGATGAACTGGAGGCCAGCATCCGAAATATTGAGGCCGTCAACGCTAAGGTCCGTACCAACCAGGACAAGGCCCGAGCGGAGGCTGAGGCCAAGGAGTGCGGCGACCAATACGCCGAACTGACGGCACAGCTGGAGGCGGTACGCCAGCAGAAGACAGATCTCCTGCAAGGCGCAAAACTGCCCCTCCCCGGCCTCTCCGTGGAGGATGGGGAACTGACCTACCAGGGCAAGCCTTGGGACTGCATGAGCGGCTCAAATCAGTTAAAAGTTTCCACAGCTATTGTCCGGGCGCTCAAACCTGACTGTGGGTTCGTCTTGGTTGATGGCCTGGAGGCAATGGATATTGAGACTTTGCGGGAGTTTGGCGATTGGGCCGAGCAGGAGGGTTTACAAATCATTGCAACCAGGGTGTCCTCCGATGGAGAGGGTTGCAGCATTATCATTTCGGATGGATACTCCGAGGTTCTGCAGCCGAAACCAACGCCCACATGGGAAGCGGGGAAATTCTAATGAGAGAGAATTTGAAGAACGCCCGCAAGGCGGCGGGCTTGACCCAACAGGCTATGGCGGACAAGCTGGAAATTAGCCTTAGATACTACCAGCAAATTGAAGCTGGAGACAGAACGGGCGATTTTGAAATCTGGGATAATTTGGAGGACATCACTGGAATCCATCAAAGGACCTTAAGAGCGATAAATCCCGGCAAAGCAAATAGTCTGTAGGTACATTAGATCGCATTGATGTGGATCAAGGATATTCACCTCAGAACTGTAGATGGGTTGATGCGAAAACACAGGCAAACAATCGAAGAAAGAAGTGAAAGCAATGGAAATTACCAAAGGGAAGCTACCTGGAGCGCAGAAAATCCTAATTTTTGGCCCCGAGGGGATTGGAAAGTCAACATTCGCAAGCAATTTTCCCGAAGCACTATTCATTGATACAGAAGGGAGTACGAAGCACTTAGATGTAGCCCGGCTTCCCAAGCCTACAAGCTGGGCTATGCTTATGGACGAGGTGAAGTATGTCCGAGATACGCCCGATATCTGCAAAACCTTGGTTATTGATACCCTTGATTGGGCTGAACGGATGTGCATTGACAGCGTTTGCGCAAAAAGTAAGAAAGATGGACTTGAAAGTTTTTCGTATGGGAAAGGCTACGTTTACGTAGCTGAGGAATTTGGTCGTTTGCTTAATTTATTGGAAGAAGTAATTGACCGAGGGGTAAACGTACTGGGAACGGCTCACGCAAAGATGCGGAAGTTTGAGCAGCCTGACGAGATGGGTGCATATGATCGCTGGGAGATGAAGCTTTCTAAAAATGTTGCTCCGTTGGCAAAAGAATGGTCGGATGCCTTATTGTTCGCCAACTACAAGGTAATGGTTATAGCGGCAGATGATAAAGGCAAAAAGCACAAAGCGCAAGGCGGCAAACGTATCATGTACACTGCTCACCACCCGTGCTGGGACGCAAAGAACCGGCTGGGACTGCCGGAGGAGTTACCCCTGGACTTCTCTGCCCTGGCGCAGTACATCGGCACGGGAGCGGCCCCCTCTGCCCCGGTAACGCCGCCCCCGGCCCCGGTTGCTCCCTCGCCTCCGCCCCCGGCGCAGGCCAGCACCCCCGCCCCTGACCCTGCTCCTGCGCCGCCCCCTCCACCCCCGGAGCCTGACCCGGCCCCGGCACCTCCCCTGGCACCCCAGGAGGATGCCAAGCCCCAGGATAACGCCGACGCACTCAAGGCGCTGCGTGACCTGATGAAAGCCAACGGTGTGAAGGATTACCAGGTGCAGGCGGCCTTTGCGGCCCGTGGGTATTTCCCGGAGCAAACCCCGCTGGAAAATTTGCCGGCCGACTTCATCCAGGGCGTTTTGGTCGGCGCATGGGCGCAGGTCTGCAACTGGATCAAGGCCAACGATCCTCTCCCCTTTTAGAGCCTTATAACCTGGGAAGGAAAAAGAGGATAGTTGTACGGCCAAGTGCAACTATCCTCCCGCAAAAATTTTGAACAGCTTGAAAGGAGCTACAATATGAGCGATTACGATTCTATGCCCCGGGAATTTGGCTGGGATGATGAAATCCAGCGCGACGAAGGCCCGTTCCAGGTTCTCCCCGAAGGGGACTACAACTTCACCGTGAAGAAATTCGAGCGTGCCCGGCACAGTGGCAGCGAGAAGATCCCGGCCTGCAACAAGGCCATTCTGACGGTGACCGTCAGCAGCGCCGAGGCCTCTGGCGATGTGCTGACCAACCTTTTTCTTCACAGCAAGTTCGAGTGGAAGCTGTGCCAGTTCTTTACCTCCATCGGCCAGCGCAAGCACGGCGAGGCCATGCGGATGAATTGGGGGGCCGTCCCCGGCTCCACTGGCGTTTGCCATGTGGGTGTTCGCAAGTGGACGGGCAACGACGGCAAGGAGCGGGAGAACAACGAGATCACGGAGTTCTACGACCCGGAGAGTGCGCCGGAAGTCAAGCCCCCCGCGGCCCAGGGGTCCGACCAGCAGTGGACCGAATTGCCCCAGGGGACCCCCACCCCCTGGAGCTCGGGGAGCTTCTAAGTGGAACTGAGGCCCTATCAACAGGAAGCCCGGGAGGCTGTAAAAAGCGACTGGGCCTCCGGGTTCCTCAGAACGCTCCTGGTATTGCCGACCGGCTGCGGAAAGACCATTGTTTTCTCAAAGATCATTGAGGACATGGTGCGCTCCGGCCGCCGGTGCCTGATTCTGGCCCATCGTGGGGAACTGCTGGATCAGGCCGCCGGTAAGCTGCTCCAGGCCACGGGCCTGCGCTGCTCCGTGGAGAAAGCGGAGGAGACGTGCCTGGACAGCTGGTACCGGGTGACGGTTGGCTCTATTCAGAGCCTTATGAGGGAGAAACGGCTGGGACAGTTCCCGGCTGACTACTTCAACGTGATCGTGGTGGACGAGGCCCACCATGCCCTGTCTGACGGCTATCAGCGGGTGCTTACCTATTTCGAGGAGGCCCGGGTGCTGGGCGTCACTGCCACCCCCGACCGTGGGGATATGCGGAACCTGGGCCAGTATTTCGAACACCTGGCCTATGAGTACACCCTGCCCAGGGCAATCAAGGACGGATACCTCTGCCCGATCAAGGCCGTCACCATCCCCCTGACCCTTGACCTCTCCCATGTGGGAGTACAGGCCGGGGACTTCAAAAACTCCGACATTGACACGGCCCTTGACCCCTACTTACACCAGATTGCCGAGGAAATGCGTACCTACTGCGAGAACCGCAAGACGGTGGTATTCCTGCCCCTGGTACGCACTTCTCAAAAGTTTTGCCGCCTGCTCAATGCCCAGGGGTTCCGGGCGGCGGAGGTCAACGGCAACAGCCAGGATAGGGCGGAAGTCCTCAAGGACTTTGACGGGGGAAAGTACAACGTCCTGTGCAACTCCATGCTGCTGACCGAGGGCTGGGACTGCCCCAGCGTGGATTGCGTGGTGGTCCTGCGGCCCACCAAGGTGCGCAGCCTGTACAGCCAGATGGTCGGGCGCGGTACCCGGCTGTTCCCTGGCAAAGAGGACCTGCTGCTCCTGGACTTCCTGTGGCATACCGAGCGGCACGAGCTGTGCCATCCCGCCAACCTGATTTGCGAATCGGACGAGGTTGCCCGGAAGATGACGGAGAATATCGAGGCGGCCGGATGCCCGGTTGACCTTGAGGAAGCCGAGAAAAAAGCCAGCGATGATGTCGTGGCCCAGCGGGAGGAATCCCTGGCAAAGCAGCTGGCAGAAATGCGCTCCCGCAAGCGCAAGCTGGTGGACCCGCTGCAATTTGAAATGTCCATCCAGGCCGCAGACCTGTCCAGCTATGTCCCCTCCTTCGGATGGGAGTTGGGGCCGCCCAGCGACCAACAGCGGGCCACCCTGGAAAAGCTGGGCATTTTCCCGGACGAGATCGAAACCGCCGGCAAGGCGGCGCTGCTCTTGGATCGGCTGGCAAAGCGCCGGACGGAGGGGCTGACGACCCCGAAACAAATCCGGTTCCTGGAGGGCAAGGGGTTCCAGCATGTAGGCCAGTGGCAGTTTGATACGGCAAAGCACCTGATCGACCGGATCGCCGCCAATGGCTGGAGGGTGCCCGGAAACATGAACCCGTCTGAGTATGTAGGAGTGTAGACGCGATGGAAAATACCCTTGATCTGCTGGAGGCGCTGGAGTACATAGACCCAACCGTGCTGGACTACGACCAATGGCTGGCTGTAGGAATGGGCTTAAAGGAGGCGGGGTACTCCGCCTCTGTTTGGGAGGACTGGTCCCGCCGGGATGGCAGGCGGTTTCACAGCGGAGAATGCCAACGAAAATGGAACAGCTTCAACGGTTCAACTGCCGAGCCGGTCACCGGCGGCACGGTCGTCAAGATGGCTATGGACATGGGCTGGCGGCCCGCGTCCTCTCAGCCCGGCCATGAACTGAGCTGGGACGATGAAATCAGCGCAAAGGACGAGCAGGTAATCGTCAATACAGCCTGGTTGGAGTCAAAAGAGATACAGGAGCCCCCCGACAGCAAATGGCACCCGGCCCATGACCTGATCGACTACCTCGGCACACTCTTTTCCCCGGATGATTACGTCGGCTATGTGACAGAGACCTTCGAGGCAGAAGACGGAGAACGCAAGCCCACCAGGGGAAACTATGACCGCACGGCGGGCCAGCTGATCGAGGCGCTGAAGAAGTGCGGGGACGACCTGGGGGCCGTTTTGGGGGACTACGACCCCGGCACGGGGGCCTGGATACGGTTCAACCCCCTGGACGGCAAGGGCGTGAAGAATGACAACGTGACCGCCTTTCGGTTTGCCCTGATTGAATCGGACAGCATGGAGCTGGGGGAGCAGAACGCGCTCATCCGGGAACTGGAGCTGCCCGTGGCCTGCCTGGTGTACTCCGGCGGCAAGAGCCTCCACGCCATTGTCCGCATTGACGCCGCCTCCTATGAGGAGTACCGCACCCGTGTGGACTACCTGTATTCCGTGTGCGAAAAGAACGGAATGAAGGTGGACAAGCAGAACCGGAATCCCTCCCGGCTGTCCCGCCTGCCGGGGGCGGTGCGGAACGGGCACAAGCAATTCCTGGTGGACACCAACATCGGCAAAGCCTCCTGGGCTGAGTGGCGGGAGTGGATCGAAAGCGTCAGCGACGATTTGCCCGACATTCAGAATATATCTATCATAAAAAATAACCGCCCGCCTTTGTCTCCCGAATTGATTTCCGGTGTATTAAGGATGGGACACAAACTGCTATTATCGGGGGCCTCAAAGGCAAGTAAGTCATTTGCCTTAATCGAATTGGCAATTGCTATTGCAGAGGGGAAGCCGTGGCTGGGATTTGAATGCGTCCGGGGGCGGGTGCTGTATGTAAACCTGGAGTTAGACCCCAACAGTTGCTGGAACCGCATACTTGACGTTTATGAAGCGTTATCGTTGAACATCAATGATAATCTGGATGTCTGGAATTTGCGGGGACAAGCACTTCCGATGGATAAATTGGCGCCTAAACTCATTCGCAGGGCAAGAAAGCAGAGCTACATAGCAATCGTCATTGACCCTATTTACAAGGTCATCACCGGCGACGAGAACAGCGCCGACCAGATGGCGAAATTCTGCAACCAGTTTGACAAGGTATGCACCGAGCTGGGCTGTGCGGTCATTTACTGCCACCACCACAGCAAGGGCAGCCAAGGGAGCAAGCGGAGCATGGACCGTGCCAGCGGCTCGGGCGTGTTTGCCCGCGACCCTGATGCCCTCCTTGACCTCATTGAACTGCCCATAGGCGAGGATCTTCGCAAGCAGGAGGTCAACAACGCCGTGGGCCGGGTCTGTGCGGATGCCCTCCGGGCGGCAGGGAAGCTGGATGAAGTCAGCCAGGACGATCTGTGCAGCGAGAAGGCCGCTCTGGCCGCCGCAGAGAGCGTTTTAGGTCCGCAGGGGTATAAGGACACTCTGGCCGCCGTGGAGGCCGCTAAGAGAGCCGCAGAACGGCTGATTGCCCTTCGTATTGAGGGGACTCTGCGGGAGTTCCCCAAGTTCCCACCCGTCAATATCTGGTTCGACTATCCAATTCATAGGACCGACGAGAGCGGAGTTTTGGCCGACATTGACCCGGATGGTGCAGCCCCACCTAAGCGGAAAGAGAACCGCACTGTGCAACCAAAGGACAAGAAACAGAAGCGATTGGATGCCCTGAGTATTGCTTTTGATGCTTGCGACCTGGACGGAACAGGATGTGTCTCAATCGCTGAACTGATGACTTATACGGGAAAGACGAAGAATACAATTCGAAATTGGGTGGACGAACACCCGGATTTTGAACGAGGAGATAATGGGGTCAAAAAAATCAAAAATATATAAAGTGATTCATTTGACCCAGGGGTCAAAATGGGTCAAAACATATAAATTGACCGGGTCAAAAAAGTAAAATTGACCCCTGCAAAAAGAGTTGACCGGGGGGTCAAAAAACAGGGGTCAAAAAGGGTATATAATATATACCCTTTTTTGACCACCCCCTGCTTTTGACCGCCCCTCCCCATAGCGCGCAAAGGAAAGGAGTAGATAGCAATGACTGCATATGAGTTGCTTTGTTTTTTGGCAAAGCGCCCTGACGCAAAAGTCGCAATCATAGAGGGCGAAGATTACGAAAATAAAAAGTGCCGGTTGTCCGTTTACGTTTCTGCGGAAAACGAAATAGTTATCCAGTTCTGGGATTAGGGGTATGGACACATGAGACTTGAGTTTTTTATGCCGATGCGCCCGCCCACCGCCACGCACCAGGAAAAGAAATGGCGGGGCGTG